TTGTGGAAATGTGTTCTGCCTTTTTTCGAAATCTGGCTGATATAGCGCCTACATACATCATATTGGGTAATCATGATGGAAACCTGCGCAATTCATCCCGTCAAGACGCTTTAACCCCCATTGTGGAGGCTTTGGATCACCCCGAGTTACATCTACTTAAAAAATCAGGTGAAGTCCCCCTAGACGGCGATATAACGCTAAATGTTTTGTCTGTTTTCGATGAGGAGAACTGGGTCGAACCATCGGACCCGAAGAGGGTTAATATCGCCCTATATCACGGATCCGTTTCAGGAGTTGTCACCGACACCGGGTGGGTTATGACCCATGGAGACCACCCCCTTGAAATCTTCGAAGGCCACGACTATGGATTTTTGGGAGATATCCATAAAACTGACCAACGCCTAGACGAGGCGGGGAAAATTCGATATCCAGGATCAACTATCCAACAGAATCACGGGGAAACTGACGACAAGGGATTCTTACTATGGGAAATCACTGATAAAGAAAACTTCACTTGCAGACATGTCGAAATTAAAAACCCTCGACCTTTTTTCACGATTAATTTGACGCCTAAAGGCAAGATGCCGAAGAATATAGTTGTGCCCCACAACTGCCGTCTAAGGCTGGTTTCAAAAAACAATTTGCCAATCGATGTGATGAGGAAGGCAGTTGATGTTGCGAAGAGGAGGTTTAAGCCTGAAAGTATGAACTTTCTAAATAGAGCTTCTGGTCAAAGGGGAAACGTAGAGAACTTAACCAATAGCCTCAAAGTGGAAGATCTCAGAGATATTACTATCCAAGAGTCTTTGATCCGGGGATATCTGCAAGACTATGAGGTTAATAATGACTTGATGCGAAGAGTTCTTAGCTTAAATTCGAGATATAACAAGGTAGCGGAGGATAACGAGGAGGTTTCAAGAAATGTTAATTGGAGATTTAGGTCCATAGAGTTCGACAATCTTTTTAATTACGGTGAAGGCAATTCTATTAATTTTGACCACCTAGAGGGAATCGTCGGCATTTTTGGCAAGAATTTTTCCGGAAAATCCAGTATCATCGATGCTATCCTTTATACTATTTTTAATTCGACCTCCAAAAATGACAGAAAGACGGTAAATATTATCAACCAAAACAGAGAAAACGCGATGGGTAAGATAAAAATATCAGCAGGAGACAGAGATTTTTGTATTACCAGGAGTTCCCAGAAGTATATTCGAAAATTAAAGGGGGAAACCTCGACAGAAGCCAAAACAAGTACGGATTTTAAAGTTTACGATCACAAATTTAATGAAGAATCAGAACTGAATGGGCTCACCAGGACATCAACTGATAAAAATATTAGGAAAATGTTTGGTACTTTGGACGACTTCCTGTATTCGTCGCTGTCGAGCCAGCTGGATTCTCTTTCGTTCATTAAGGAAGGGTCAACTCGAAGAAAAGAGATTCTGGCTAAGTTTCTGGATTTGGAATTTTTTGAAACAAAGTTTAAACTAGCCAAAGAAGACGCGTCTTTGACAAAGGGCGCTTTAAAAAAACTAGAAGGGAGGGATTTTCTTGGAGAAATCGCCTCGGCTGAATCTGATTTGGAAGAAGGCACTGACAAATTGGATGCTAAGAAGAAATACTGTGACACATATAGAACCAATATTGCCAAATGCAAGGAGAAAATTGAAAAGATAGAAGAGAAAATTGCAGCAATACCAGCGGAGATAATTGATGTTGTCAAAGTAAGGAAAAAACTAGCCAGCAAGAAGAATCAAATAATCGCACTTCGCGACCAAAACTTAGAATACACCAAGAATCGAAATAAAGACAAGAAAGACTACGAAACGATTTTGGATTTTTTAGACGGGTTTGATGAAAAGGCTCTGTACGACAAACAGGACAAACTAGAGCTTCTTCAGGAAGATTTAAAATCTCTCGAAGAGGAACTCCAACGAGAAATCGACGATCTTAGTAATAATCAGAAGAGAGTTACGTTGCTGGAGGGGATCCCTTGCGGCACTTCATATCCTCGGTGTAAATTTATCCGTGACGCCTATGTGTCAAAGGCTAATATTCCAGTTAATGAGCAGAGGATCGACTCTCTTGACGGAGAAAAAGAAGGATTAGACTCCCAGGTAAAAGTGATAGACCCAGATCGGCTTATTTCCCAGATTAATAGTTATCATAAAATTGTTGATGAAAAAAATGACCTTTCTAATAGAATCACGACTTACGACCTAAAGATAGAAAAGAATTATTCTGCCCTCAAGGACTTGATGGTTGGTGTGGAAGAGATTCAGAGCAAGATTTCTGAGTATGAACTGAACAAACACGCAATAGAAAACTTAGAAAAGCTAAGTACAAAATTGGAAAAATTGAAGTTTAAACAAAATGATAGTGAAGTTAAGTTAGCTGAGTGCAACGAGGAAATACTTGATTTTTATAAAGTTATTGGTTCTTTGGAGCAAAAAATAGAAAACCTGAAAGAACAGAGGCAATCGTATCGAGACTTAGAAGAAGAATTTTCTGCTTATGACCTTTATATGCGAGCTATGCATGCTAACGGAATAGCCTTCGACGTTATTCGGAGAAAGTTGCCGGTTATTAACGAAGAGATAGCTAAAATATTAGCCAATATCGTTGATTTTGATGTATTTTTTGAGGACAATGGCAAAAGATTGGACATCTTCATCAAGCATGATCAGTTTGACCCCAGACCCTTGGAAATGGGTTCGGGCGCCGAGAAGACACTCTCTGCGATGGCCATTAGATTGGCTCTTTTGAGTGTCTCAAACCTACCAAAATCAGATATTTTTATTTTAGACGAACCGGGCACAGCTTTGGACGAAGACAATATGCAAGGATTTATTGATATTCTTTCCATTATCCGGTCATACTTTAAAACTGTCTTGCTTATATCCCACCTGGACAGCCTAAAAGACTGTGTTGATATGCAGATAGTAATCGACAAGAAAAATGGATACGCATCTGTTAACATCTAACTACTTACATAAGAGGAGAACGCTTGACTATGACACAAATGGCAAAAGGCGCAATTGACAAAATTCTTGAAAAGGCAATATCACGAAAATTGCTCGTTTGGGTGACCGCAACAGGGCTTATGTTTAATTCCAATATCGAAAGTGGAGACTGGTTAATTTTATCAGCTTTATATATCGGTGGTCAGTCGGTAATTGACGCGATTGTTAAACTTAAGGGGGCTTAATTGATCAATATTAATTTTGGAGACGTCTTTAAATACCTGGGCGCCTTCGTATCGAAGAATTGGCAAGCCATCGGTTTAATTATTATGGTTTGTTTGTTTTTTTTGACCAAAAATGACTATGGTGCCCTGAAGAAATCAATGGATGCCATGGCAACAAGTTATGAAGAGCAAATAGAAACACTTCAAGCTCTTCACGAAGAAGAAATACAAAGAAGACAAGCAGCGATCGAGAATTATAAAAAAGAATTATCTCTTTTGACCGACAGATACCATGATGCCCTGGAAGATTTGCAACAAGGGAAGGAAGAAGATATCCAAGAGTATATCAGAGACTTCGAGTTGCAGCCAGATAAGCTAGCCAGAGAAATAGAAGAGCAATTGGGGATTTTGTATGTTGAATAGATTTATTTTTTTATCACTTATGAGCACGTTTTTTACTGTGGCGCATGCCGAAGACGGAAAGTTTACGTTTGTACAGGCTGATGCGCCGACACCTTTCACTGGTACCCTTTTTGACCCTCCGGCGACTGCTAGGATTTTGGCGCATAACAAATTTTTAAAAGAACAGTGTGCATTGGTCGTGGCGTTCGAGCTTAATGCTCAAGAGTGGGCGTTTAACTTGGAAATAGACCAGCTTGAGATAACGCTGGATACCGAAAGGAAAAGATACGAGTCCACGCTAAATTTGAAAAACACAGAGATTGACAAACTAAACCAAATTATCGCTAAGAAGCCTGGTTCTAATGCGCTGTTATGGGGCATTGCCGGCGGCTTTGTCGTAGGCGCCGCCTCAACCATCGCGATAGTGCAGGCTGTAAATTAATGAAGAAGGATTTAAACGACATCGCCAAGTACGAGGTTGCAATATCTAGAAAGTATGGCACTGAAGCCGTCAAGAATCCCAAGTCCGAATGGGACGATGAGAAAGAAAAAGAATACCAGCAGCAAATTAGAGATTTATATGCGAAAGAGATCAAAATACAAGAAAAAACTGAAAAAATAGAAGTTGATGGAATTTTAGTTTCTAAAAAACTAATTAATAAAGATAATAAGAGAATTTGTCCAACATGTCACACCTATTCTTTTGAATTGAGGGATGACGTCTACATGACAAAATTTGATTGTTGTTTTAAGTGCTATATTCAGTGGGTTGAGGGGCGACAAGAAAGATGGATGTCTGGATGGCGCCCAAATAAAGAGGAAATAAAATAAATGGCTACAACATTAGAAATTATACAGGGCATCAATCAAGCCGCCGCGAATGCTTACGACGGCGCGCATGATGAAAGGTTCGTCCAAGACGGCGATGTGAAAAAAATCGGAGGTCTTTCGAGAGAGGAGGGCTGCGCTATTACTGATAGCCGAGTATCTGATGGGTTTGGTGTCAAATTCATAGGAGATAAGCTCCAGATTAACTACGAAGCAAACGTAAGATTGTCCGATGTTTACGCGAACGGTTTTGAGGAAGAATGCGAGCGAAGAATTCATTCTATTGCTGATTTTCTTAAAAAGGAATATAAAACTATCACCGGGAGAGGTCTTACTCTGACACCAGAGGGCGAAGCACATTGTATTGTGCAAAATACTTCCCGAGTGAGAACTTTCGTTATGGCACACAAACTTTTTAAGATAGGGGGCATGAAAGATGTCGGCACTCTCGGCGAGGGAGTCGAAGATCCACTAGATGTCCGCTATCATAACTTCCTTAACGAAGGCGGTTTTAGCGAAGAATAGAGAGATGTCATCCTACACCTTATCTAAAAAGGAAATTGTAACTGAAATATTAAAGTGCGGCAAAGATCCCGTTTACTTCGTGAATAATTACGCGAGGATATCACACCCTATAAGGGGGCTCATTCCCTTTAAGACATATCCCTATCAAACTGATTTGTTATCCGACTTTAATGATTATCGGTTCAATGTTATTTTAAAAGCGCGCCAACTTGGCATATCCACAATCGTGGGCGGATATATTGTGTGGTTGATGTTGTTCCACCGTGATAAGAATATCTTGGTAATGGCTACGAAATTTGCTACAGCAGCAAATTTGGTTAAAAAAGTCAAAGCTATAATGAAAAATCTCCCCCCATGGATTGTTTTGGCAGAAATATCAATTGACAATCGTGCATCTTTTGAGTTATCGAACGGCTCTCAGATCAAAGCAGCATCAACTTCGGGAGATGCTGGTCGATCCGAAGCTCTTTCTCTTCTAGTGCTAGACGAAGCAGCCCACATTGACAATCTCGACGAATTATGGGCTGGCTTATACCCCACGATATCTACAGGTGGTCGCTGCATTTCCTTGTCGACACCAAACGGAGTTGGGAACTGGTTTCATAAAACTTACGCAGAAGCCGCCGAGGGCTCGAATGACTTTCACCCGGTCCTTCTGCCATGGGATGTGCATCCAGATCGAGACCAGGCTTGGTTTGACAAAGAAACCAGAAATATGTCGCGACGTGAAGTTGCACAGGAGCTTGAATGCAACTTTAATACATCCGGAGAGAGCGTTATCCACCCGGATGATATTGCGTGGATAGAGTCTAAGGTATGCGACCCAAAATATCGCACCGCGTTCGACAGGAATATGTGGATCTGGGAGGAATACGAACCTGAGTCATCTTATCTAATGGTCGCTGACGTCGCCAGAGGCGATGGCGCGGATTATTCAGTATTCCACATTGTAAAACTTGAAACAATGGAGATCGTGGCGGAATATCAAGGCAAGCCAAACCTCGACATGTACGCAAATGTATTGATGCAGGCAGGCAAAGAGTACGGCAATTGTCTCCTCGTCGTTGAAAACGTTGGTATTGGTATTTCTGTTCTGGAGAAACTTATAGATTTGGAATATCCCAACCTTTATTATTCGATAAAGAGCACTCATGAATTTATTGAGAGCTACCAAGCCGAGACAAATAATAGCGCAGTGCCTGGTTTCACCACCTCCTCAAAGACGCGCCCACTTATTGTGGCAAAATTGGAAGAATTCATCAGAAACAAACTAATTAAAGTATATTCGGTTCGTTTTTCTAATGAATTACGAACTTTTATTTGGCACAATGGGAAGCCTCAAGCCATGCGAGGCTATAATGATGATCTAATCATGGCACTGGCAATCGCTTGCTGGGTGAGAGACACCGCGCTCACTGCGAACCAGAAAGATATTGAATACAAGAAGGCATGTTTAAATTCTATGATACAAGTCAACACAAAACTCAATACTTGCATTCCTGGGATGGAGGGCTACACAAAAGAAGAAGCCCTCGACGAAAAAATGTTTAATGCAAAGGAAGAATACAAACAATATTCTTGGCTACTAAAAGGATAAAGAATGGCTGACCAAAACAAAAACCCCAATAATCCCCAATCAGAACTGTTTAGGCGTTTAACGCGCCTTTTTTCTGGACCGATTGTAAATTGGCGCACGCAGATGAATCGCAAGATTCGTCGAACAGCTTTAGACAAATACGCGACAGAGTTTAAGAGTGCTTCAGGCCAACAATTCAAGAGATCGGAGTATAGTCCTTTCGACGTCATGAATTCTAAGCTCATGGCGCAACAGAACCGCGTAGAAAGATATGTTGATTACGAGCAAATGGAGTACATGCCAGAAATTGCGTCTGCCTTGGATATATACGCCGATGAAATGACTACACACACCTCTATGACCCCTATGTTGGAAATCGATTGTCCCAACGAGGAAATAAAAGCAGTCTTAAAATCTCTTTATGAGAATGTCCTGAATGTCAATCATAATCTTTTTGGTTGGTGTCGATCAATGTGTAAATTCGGAGACCACATTGTGTATATGGACATCGACGACAGGATGGGTGTCAAATCAGTTATACCGCTACCGCTGCGCGAGGTTGAGAGGATGGAGGGCGAAGACCCGACAAATCCTAACTACGTGCAATACCAGTGGAACTCCGCAGGGATGACTTTCGAAAATTGGCAGGTAGCCCATTTAAGAATCTTGGGTAATGACAAGTACGCCCCATATGGGACTTCTGTTTTAGAGCCCGCTCGACGCATCTGGCGCCAATTGGTGCTGATGGAAGACGCAATGATGGCTTACCGAGTGGTACGCTCGGCTGAACGAAGAGTTTTTTATATAGATGTGGGGAATATTGCACCACAGGATGTGGAGACATTCGTGCAAAAGACAATCACCTCGATGAAGAGAAATCAGGTGGTCAACGCGGAGACTGGCAGGGTGGATTTACGATATAACCCACTTTCGGTAGAGGAAGATTATTTTATTCCCATTCGAGGAGGCGAATCATCCAAGATTGAAAATCTACAAGGCGGACAATTTACCGGAGTTATCGATGATATCAAATATTTGAGAGACAAAATGTTTTCAGCGTTGAAAATCCCGGCTTCATATTTATCCAGCGATTCAGACAACGCCCAAGAAGACAAAACAACTCTGGCTCAAAAAGATGTTCGCTTTTCCAGGACCATACAGAGATTGCAGCGTTCCGTAGTTTCGGAATTGGAAAAAATAGGTATCGTACATATGTATACTCTTGGCTTTCGAGGTGATGACCTAGTAAGCTTTCGTCTTCACTTGAACAACCCTTCAAAAATAGCGGAATTACAAGAATTGGAACATTGGAAAACCAAATTTGATATTGCCGGCGGCGCCACTGAGAATTTCTTTAGCCGCCGCTGGATAGCTCAAAATATCTTCTCACTGTCAAATGAGGAATTCATTAGAAATCAGCGAGAAATGTTCCACGACAGGAAGTACGAGGCAGAATTGAATGCTGCAGCCGAGGCAGTCGCAGCCGAAGCAGCGGGCGGCTCCCTGGGAGAAGAAGACGTCGGATCGGGAGACTTTCCCGACGAAGATTTCGGAGATTTAGAAGATTTGGATACTGAAGAGGAAATCGAGGACACTGACACTGAAGCCGAGTACGATCCACTTTTAGCTTCACCCGCAAAACGTGACGATCGCAATAGGAAACATTCACCCAACTCACTAAAGCGCTCTGCTAAGGGTAAGAAATATGTAAAGAAAATCCACCGTGGCGGAGACGGCAGAAATGGTAGACAACAGAACTATCACGCAGTCGCATTCCCGCGTCCACAAGATGTGGTACCGGGCACCCGCGATTTGAGGGGACTTTCTCGCGGGCTTTACGAGGGAGAGCAACCTATTTACAAGAGGGAAGAAGACATCTTGTTGGAGTCGAACACAACGGTTAAGAATTTAATTAGGGAATTACAAGACAATTCGGAGATTAAGATAAATGAAAATGAAACACAATAAGAAGCGCAATACGGCTTTTATTTTTGAGGTTCTGATCAGGGAACTCACAAAGACTATTATTTCCAAGGATGAGGATAAGAAAAAGACCATTCTCTCCCTCATAAGAGAAAACTTTAGAGGAAACACTCTCTTGGCAAAAGACCTGGATCTTTATAAATCAATTTTGGACACCAAGCAGGTAGAGAGAAGAACCGCCGAAAAGATAATTTATGAATCCAGACTCCAAAAGAGACTAGTCAACCACAAAGCACTTTTCCGGCAGCAGAGTGCTCTAATAAACAAAATCAATAAAGATGTATCACCCGATGTGTTTAAAAATTTTGTACCGAATTATAAGGACATAGCTACGGTCTTTCAAATTTTCAACCCCCAGACGAAAACCAGAAATCGTGTGTTGCTGGAAAACGATTTAGTTGAGAAAATGATTTCTGATTCTGAGAGAGAAAAAGAACTATTAAAACCAATTGACAATTTAACTTATAAAATGTTCGCTAAGAAGTTCAATGAGAAATATTCTTCCTCTCTTTTAGAGGAGCAGAAAGAACTTCTGAAAAGATACGTGGGGTCTTTCGTTGACAATGGAATAGAGTTGAAAATATTCTTAAACGACGAGATCCCCAAACTAACGAAGCATGTTACAGAGGCGCTTCAAATAAAAGAGGTAAAATCTGACAAACAGATGCTGGAAAGCACAGAAAAAGTATTAAATATCCTAGAGAGCCTCAGAAAGAGACCCATTGATAATCTGTTTATTCATGATGTTCTTAAGATACAAAACTTAGTTAAGGAATTGCAAAGCTAATGGCTGAAATAAGTGTATATGTGGGCAAAGAAGCCAACAAAATCAGGATGACGCTAGAATTAAAGGCTCGCAAGTCTTTGGATGGCAATATTTTGATTTTCGACCACAATGAAATGGACATCGTGATTATGCCAGAGAGCAGAAAGATAGTGACTTTCGCCAAAGATGACTTCTCAGAGACGGTTTATGGAGTCCAGGACAGGTTTTTTGCTTATTTGAAGAGGCGAGGCATTGTTGCCTACGATTCTATTAAGGGCGGAAGTGTATACGGCTCCATCGAGGGGTTATTGGAGGAGTCAAAAGACGCTGACGTTAGCTCGGTCGATTATGCTCTTTATAATATTTCTAAATTTCTAAAAGAAGAAAAGCCATATTACGACTATATCGAAGATTACGAGAAAATGCTTGACGATTATTACACGGAGCCGACCGATGCCGATTCTACTGAACTCGGAGAAGTGCCCCAATCTGCCGAAAAGGGCAATATTATGCCAGGTTTCAATTATGAGCCTTATTGGATGAGCTATATGTTGGAAGAAGAGAAGAAGAAGTAATGTCTCTTCTCTATTTTATTCTGGCGTCTTATGGGTTAACCCAGTTGATTTGCTACGCAAAGATATTTGACAAAATCAGGCCAGAAGGATATTTTTGGGAATGCCCCATGTGCGTGGGTTTCTGGACCGGCGTTTTTTTGTGTGGCATTAACCCCTTCACCGAACTATTTACTTTTGAACTATCGATCGCAAATCTCTTAATTTGTGGTTGGATAAGTTCTGGAACATCATACGTCTTAAATACAGTTTTTAGTGACTGTGGAGTTAAATTGAACCACTACAAGGGGGGTGAATAAAATGCCAAAATGGATGTTACGCGGAGTCCGTCGTTGTAAAAATGGTTGCTGACTCGCACGGGTTGTGCCCGTTTAATTTTATTTGGAGAGAGATAAATGTCTAAAGTTTTGTTAAGAGAATACTATGCTTTATGTGAGGGCGGCGTATGCCGCGATCTTCTCACGGAAGACGAAAAAAGAGATATAAAAGAAAACAACGCCATGTATCTAACGGGGCTCATGCAGCAGTGTGATATCCAAAATGGCAATGGGCGTGTATACCCTCAAAATGTACTTATGAGAGAGGTTAAGACTTATCAAAAATTGGTCAAAGAAAGGCGCGCCCTTGGAGAACTAGACCACCCAGAGGATTCGGTCATAAACCTTAAGAACGCCTCCCACATGGTCACCAATTTGTGGACCGAAGGTGCGAAAGTCATGGGAACTGTTAAAATTTTAAACACTCCATCTGGGAAGATCTTGAGGTCTCTTGTTGAGGACAACTGCCAGCTTGGTATCTCCTCCCGAGGACTAGGATCTGTGAGAGAGAGTATGGATGGCAGCGTTATGGTCGAAGATGATTTTCAATTGATTTGCTTTGATTTTGTCTCCGAGCCATCGACACCAAATGCCTATATGAATTTGCAAGAAGGCAAGCAATACAAGGAACCCAATATTTTTACAAAAGCCGACAGGATTAACCGGGCTTTAAATGCGATACTAGGAGATAAATGAAACAAGACGAATTAAAGAAAGTACTAAAACCACTTATTAAGCAATGCATCAAAGAAGTCATCTTCGAAGAAGGTGTCCTATCTGGACTCATCTCTGAAGTTGTGCAAGGCTTGGGAGGACAACAGACGATTGTTGAATCTGCCAGCCCGCCTCAGCAGGATTTCTCACGACAACAAGTAGAGCTTCAAGAGGAAGCCCGCGCAGGCATGGAAGAGAAGAGGAAAAAGCTCGAAGAGTCACTCGGACTCGGCGCAGTTTTTGAAAACACCGCCCCCCTATCAAAGGGCGGCTCGCCAGGGGAATCTTCAAGTCAAAGCCCTTTGTCAAACTACGCTCCCAACGACCCAGGAGTAGATATAAGTGGCATCATGGCCCTCGGTGGAGGCTCTAATTGGAAAAAAATGATTTAGCAACTACTTATTATATGAGACTATCTGGAGTTTAAATGTCTAGATCAAAACCGTCAAATTTGACAGAAAGACCACGAGGAAAGCACGATACCGATATAAAGCTAATTCGGCGCTTCTTAAAGAAGATTAAAAAGTATCGAATTTTGGAAAATTATAGAGAAACCCTTGTATACGAGAAGCCTTCCGAGAAAAAAAGAAAGGCTGCAAAAAAAAGAAGAAGGGTCCTGGACAAGATAAGGGATGAGCAACAGAAGGAGATGAATATTGAATCTGACTTCTTGAAGCCACCACCCAAAAAAAATAAAAAAGGAAGAAAATAGAGTTTCCTTTAAACTAATTATAAAAGAACGCGAGTTAGGAGAAATTTTCAATGCCATATCAACAAAAATCCGGCCTAGGGCTAGCAGCCGCCTATCAGGTTTCAGGTAAACCCTGGGTGTCAGGATCGATCGATATAAACGCTGAATCTAGCGCAGGCACAGTGCCCTATAAGATTTCCTTCCCCCTTGTAACTCAATGGATTAATGTTCGCAATCACGATAACCAAAGTGGTCACGATGTTTATCTTGCTTTCTCCGCTAACGGACTACCGTCCAACGGCGGCACCAACCATATTAAGATTATTGACGCCGGCGCAACAACTCCGAATACACCCCCCTTCGAAATGCATTGGAAAGTTACCGAAATCTACCTAGAGGGTACATCAGACGACTGTGAAGTCCTCGCGGGGCTTACAGGTATCGATGTTGGTTTAATACCCAACAATTGGAGCGGAAGCTCGGGGGTTGGATAAAACTCTTTTCTTTTTAATTGAGATGAATATAACATAATGGGTTTCCAAATTTGAGCTATCATAAAAAAGAGTCTTTTTATAATTCAAAAGACTATTTACCTGTGAGATAATTTTTTTTAAGGAGTCCCATTGATGTCTTCACTATTAGAACAAGCCATTATTGACGCAACTGCGCTTAAGGAGGCTGCCGTAAAAAACGCGGAAACAGCTATCCTCAACAAATATTCCGATGATATTAGAGAAGCTGTAGAGAGCCTATTGGAGCAAGAAGAAGAAGCTCCCGCCACCGACGATACAGCGGAACTAGAAACACCGAACATACCACTTGCTGCCGCCCCAACAGGTGAGTTGGAAGATGTCATCACTTTGAACCTCGAAGAGTTAAAAGAGATGGCGGAAACTTTGGCTGAGGAGGACTTGGATCTTATTGGGGATAAACTATCCCAAGACGCCCTGTCAACAGGCGATGAGCCACCTACTGGCGCCATCGCCCACGATGACAACTCCGATGAGGTTGCAACGGTTGGCGTCGACATCGCCCTCGAAGAAGAGGTAGACCCAGCACAAATCGATGCTATTTTGGAAGAACTAATCGTCGACATCGCTCCGCAGAAGAGTGGATGGGCAGGAACCCCAGAAACTATTATGCAATATAAAACTCAGCTCAAAATGGCTCAACTCGCTTCAGAGAAGGCGCACACAGACATCGAAGATTTGAAAAGTGCCGCTGAGCGACTAGCTGAAGAGCGAGACATCCTAAAGAAAAACAATGAAAAGATTATAAAAGCCTTTAGGGGCTTAAAAGAAAATTTTGATAAGGTTAACTTATCAAATGCAAGAATACTTTATGCGAATCGAGTTTTGACAAACAACTCTTTGAATGAGCGGCAAAAACATAAAATTGTCGTCGCGTTGTCAAAAGCAGATTCAATTGAAGAAGCGAAGGTTATTTTCGAGACTCTTGAAAACGCAGTGGGTAGTGTAACAGGTAAGGCACGACCACAATCACTCCGTGAGACTATAGAAAGACCTTCTGCCACTTTACCTAGAAGAGCACCAACCAAAACTGCCGACTCTCCAGCGATGGATAGAATGCAAGTTCTGGCTGGTATTAAAAAACTGCAACAATAATAAAGGAGATTGCAAAAATAATGTCTATTTTGAATAAATTAACAGAAGGCATTGTACGTCGTGATCTTTCCAAAGAAGGTTCAGCTCTTCTCTCCAAGTGGGAGAAGACAGGTCTCTTGGAAGGTCTCAACAACGAGCGTACAAAGCATGGCATGGCTAGCCTTTTAGAAAACCAAGCCAAAGAGCTTCTTCGTGAAGCTTCCTCTATGGCAGGCGCCGATGTCGAAGGTTTCGCATCTGTCGCTTTCCCAATTGTTCGTCGAGTATTCGGCGGACTGATCGCTAACGATCTCGTTAGTGTACAACCGATGAGTTTGCCCTCGGGTCTCATCTTCTTTCTAGATTTCACGTATGATCGTGACCGCCTAGATTACACTGATGGTACATCGGTATATGGTGGTGGAAAGGTTGGTCAGGAAATTACCGGCGGCATTAGCCTCGCAGGTGGTCTCGCTGAGCAAAGCTTCTACTCACTGAACAACGGCTATTCTAGCCCTACTGCGTCCATTAATACAGGAGTGTTGACCACTCTTCCTTGCGCTTTCGGCACCGTCGCTGCAGGAACTGCCTGGACTGGTAATGGAGCCGCAGGCGAGGCACTTGCTTTGCTAACAGACCGTCTCGTCAATTTCGACCCAGATTTGTCTGGATCCTCAGCATGTGTCATCTCAGTGACTGGCTCTCTTTTCACAGATGGTCAATTCAACGTGAAAGATTATATCACCATCACTCTTGACGATGGCGGTGTAGTCGACACAACTCAGGTTCGACGGTTGACGGCAGACGATCCTCTCACTGCTGGCAATATTTTGCTTGTTTGTGCTAGTTCGGCTGTTACTCCATCCGCCCTTTCTGGAACCATGGTCGCAAACGATGGAGCTTCCTTCGTGATTGATGATAACTTTCAGAACTCGGTCACTGGCGCTCCAGGTGCTATTGTCGGTGCTCCACTTTGGGGTCTTGAGAATAGCCCGAACATCCCAGAAATCGACATCAAAGTCGACTCTGTGGCTGTGACCGCCAAAACCAAGAAGCTAAAAGCTAAGTGGACGCCAGAATTGGCTCAAGACTTGAACGCTTATCACAATCTCGACGCTGAAGTTGAGTTGACAAGCATCTTGTCTGAACACATCGCTCTTGAACTCGACCAGGAAATCCTGGAAGACTTGGTGAAAGGTGCGACTGCTGGTACTCTGTACTGGTCACGTTCACCGGGTAAATTCGTGAATCGCACGACTGGTGCTTCGGTTGTTAGTTCAACTACTGTATTC